GAACGGTTTTGCTTGTTCTAATGTTGCTCTTTGTGTTGGTTCTTTCTCATTCCAGTGTGTCGAAGAAGACGGTATTCTGAAGCCTTTTACTCGTGATACTTTCAGTTCTTGCATCAAGGCAACTTATTGTGAGATTGATGGTAAGCCAACTCCTATTTTTAAGAATCCAAAAGATGGTGGCTTCAAGAAGTCTCAGAAGGGCTGTTGTATTGTTGACCAACTTGAGTCTATTGATTGGAGAGGATATACAAAAGAACTTACATATGAGGATGGTTATTCTTGGCAGGAAGCTTATGAGAATAATTACAATAGATTGGTCTCTGTGTTTAAGGACGGAGTGATGGTTAAAGAACAGTCTCTCGCAGAAATTAGAGATATATTGCACGGAGGTAAGTTTTAATGGATTTTTATCTTTCAGAAGAAAATTGTTATCAAAGAATAGAAGATGAGTTTAAGAAATATGGAAGGCTCATCTTCTGTGTTGACTTTGACGATACAATTTATGATTTTCATAAAGTAGGAAGAAGATATGACGATGTTATTTCTTTGCTTCATAGATGGGAAAATTATTCAGAAGTTGTGGTTTTAACTGGTAATGGAGAAGAGGAGTATCCTGAAATAGAAAAGTATTTGGCAGATAACAACATTAAATATAAAGGTATTAATTGTGACAGCTCCGTATGTGTCGGTGGTCGTAAGACTTATGGAAATGTTTATATTGATGATAGAGGCGGTTTGCCTTCTGTATATAGAATGTTGGACAAGTTAATCACTAAGATTGAAAATGAGGAGATTGTATATGAATAATTTTAATGCAGTAGAAGTAAAAGATAGAATCGTTGCTTGGATTAGAGATTGGTTTGAGGAAAACGGTAATGGTTGCAACGCCGTAATTGGCATTTCTGGTGGTAAGGATTCGAGTGTAGTTGCTGCACTTTGTGCAGAAGCTCTTGGCAATGATAGAGTTATTGGTGTATTGATGCCAAATGGAGAGCAATTAGATATTAATGATTCTATTTATTTAGTTAACTATCTTGATATTCATTGTATTATGGCAGATATTAGCGACGCAGTTTGCGGAGTAAAAGAAGCAATTAGTGAACAGCTCAAACTTGTATTTGATAAAAATATTTCTCAGCAGACTGCTATCAATCTCCCTCCTCGTATTCGTATGGCAACTCTCTATGCAATATCTCAGTCTGTTAATGGCAGAGTAGCTTGCACAGATAATGCTTCTGAGAGTTATATCGGCTACTCAACTCGTTGGGGAGATAATGTTGGTGATTTTTGTCCGCTTGCAAATCTCACAAGCGAAGAAGTAGTTGCAGTTGGTGATGCTTGTGGTCTTCCTTATGAACTCACACATAAAATTCCTTCTGATGGACTTTGTGGTAAGACAGACGAAGATAGATTTGGTTTTACTTATGAAGTTCTGAATAAATATATTCGTACAGGCATATGTGAAGATGAAGAAACAAGAAGAAGAATTGACGAAATGCATCAGAAAAATCTTTTCAAGCTTCAGCCTATTCCACGTTTTCAGCCGTAAATTCACCACTTAAAAACATAGTTTTATTTGCCGTCTAATTCCTAAATATATAAATTTTAGCAATCATAAGTCTATATTGTTGATTGGTTTGTCTATAATGTGATATTATATATTAAAACAATATCATATGAAAGAAGGAATAAACTGTGAACAATATCGAGCGATTTATTGAATCAATCGAAGTATCGAACACATTAAAGGTTGTGAAGTTTGTACTGAGAGATACTGATGTCAATATCGAAAATTATGGTTTAATGGAATTAGAACAGTTTATACTTGATTTAAAACCGAGTAGCCCTAAAACAATAATCACTATTACTTATGTATTAGGAATGTATGCAAAGTGGTTGCAAGAACAAGGCATAGTTTCTGATGATAGTCTTTATCAAATAATTCAATCATTGGACAAGAAGTTGTTGTGGAAGAAAGCAAAGCCTAACGCAAAAAAGAAATTTATATCTAATGAGCAATATAAAAGAGTGATTAAAGAAATTGCTACATATGAAGAATACAATGCATTGTATTATGAATTACTTTTTTCTTGTATTTATTTTGGTATATACAATGATGATTTAAGCGTTCTAAAGAATCTAAGAAAGTCCGATATTAATGACGATGGTGTAATAACTTTACAAGAAGACAACGGACATAGTTACAAATTGAAAGTACCAGAAAAACTTGCAACTGATTTAAAGAAACTTGCAGATATTAATATTTGGGAGCGTAGAAATAGGTTTGGTATATGCAAAGTTGATATGAGAGGCGTTTATTCAGATAGTGTGTTTAAAATTGAGAATAGGTCAACTGCTTCAAATGATAGTTATAAGTTCACATACTATGCCAAGCTAAGAAAGATAGCAAAAGAGTATTTAGAATATTCTTTACTTCCGTTACAATTATATGCAAGTGGAATTATGCATAGAATTAAAGTGGAATTAGAAAAGAGTCGCATTCCATTAGAAGAAGCTTTTGCGCAAAACTCACGAAATAGAACGGCTCATATGATAATAGAAAAAGAATTGATTCGTTCAAATAGCGGTATTGAAATTGGCAATTTTCGTGAACTCGTTAAGGGACACCTTGACTCTTTCTAATTGGATAAAATTATCATCAAACAAATGTTCTATTTAGTATTGTAATTTTCTAAATATTATAGTAGTATAATTTCAGGGAGTATTACCACAGAGCGTTAAATATGTATTCTGTGGTAATACACTACTATACATAGTAAGGAAGGAATTGACATACAATATGGCTGAAAAAACTATGATGAAACTTGGTTTCGCAAAAGACGAAAAAAATACGAAATTAAACGAAATATTTAAAGACGATACGAAATTAAAAGAAGTACATATAGATGTTTACCCATCAAATCCTCTTATTTCTTCTTCAATTCCATATATGCTTCTACTGAGAACAATCGAAAAGAAAATGCTGGTTAAGAATAGCGGAACTAGACTTGTTCTAAAAAAGAATATTGATAGTTATGATACATACTTTATGAATGTTTTGTTATCGGAAATAAAAGAGTGTTACTATAGTGTGTCTAATGGCTTTTTTGAATTTGTCTTAAATATTCAGAATATATATTATAGAATAACTGTTTTTAACTGAAAAAATTATATGAAAAGGACATGTCTATGTGGACAAAATCAAAAAATATTTTGTGTGTGATTGTTGTTCTTACAATAGTAATGATTGCTGGGTGTATATTTTGGCAGCGTGAAGCTGAAAGAACAATACAAAGAACAATAGATAGCGACAAAAGAACAATGGTAGAGAATAAAAGAACAATAGAGATAGAGACCGACAAGGAGGATGATGCTAATCAGGCTGTTGAGCCTGTTAGTTTGGGAAATTTTAAATTGACCGCATATTGTAGTTGTTCCCTATGTTGTGGGAAATGGGCTAATAATAGACCAGTAGATGAGAACGGGAATGAGATTGTTTACGGCGCTATCGGTGAAAGATTAAAAGAGGGATATAGTATAGCGGTAGACCCTAAAGTTATTCCATATCGAACCGAAGTTGTTATAAACGGACATACATATAAGGCACAAGATTGTGGCGGTGCAATTAAGGGAAACCGAATTGATGTTTATTTTAATAACCATCAAGATGCCTTGAATTTTGGGGTTCAATACGCAGAGGTATTTGTAATGCCTGAGTAAAAATATTTTTAGAAAATTTAAAATATATATTGACATTTATAACTTTATGTGTTATAATATTTTCGTAACAAATAATGTTATAAAAATAAATAGAAAGAGAGGTGGTCTAATTTGGTTAAAGTCAAAAAGGATTTAACTGGTCAAAAATTTGGAAGATTGTTGGTAATTAAACAAACTGAAGACTATATAAACAGAGATGGCAGCCATCTTGCTCAATGGATTTGTCAATGTGATTGTGGGAATAAAAATGTTGTTGTTCAAGGTAAGAAATTAAAGTCAAAAAGTACACAATCTTGCGGATGTTTGATAATTGAATCTTCGATTAAGAAAATTACAAAGTACAACAATGAAAATAAAAAATATAATACATACGATTTATCTGGCGAATTTGGAATCGGTTATACAACCAAAGGAGAAGAGTTCTATTTTGATTTAGAAGATTATGATTTAATTAAAGACTATTGTTGGTGGTTTAATGATGGTTATGTTTGTGCAAAAAGAAATAAAACAAAAGTAAAATTTCATGAAATATTATTCCCAAACGCTGAGGAAGTTGACCATAAAAATCACAAAACAAATGATAATCGAAAAATCAATCTACGACCTGTTACTCACGCTGTTAATATGATGAATAAAAAAGAATATATAAATAATACTTCTGGCGTTACGGGTGTCAGTTGGGATAAGTCAAAAAATAAATGGATAGCGAACATTTCTGCAAATAAACAACGCCATCAGAGAGGGTTTGACAATTTTGAAGACGCTGTTGCACAACGAAAAATATGGGAAAATATATTTTTTGGCGAATATTCTTATGGTAACAGTGTAGAGGAGGTGGAATTTTGAGTTTATACTTAGATACTGCCGCCACTACAAAACCCAAGCAAGAAATTATTGCAGCAATAATCCCATACTTAACTGAAAAATGGTATAATCCTTCTTCTTTATATGGCTCATCTATAGATATAAAAAAGAAAATTGAAGAAGTAAGAAATAATGTTGCAAAGCTTATAAATGCGGACGCAGAAGAAATTGTATTTTCTTCTGGAGCTTCTGAAAGTAACAATCATATTATTCGTGGTTTTGATGACCTTAATTATCAAAATGAATCGGTAATAATTACAACACATCTTGAGCATTCGTCTATTTTGAACGCATTAAAAAATCCAGCATTAAGGTCTACAGTTTTGTTTTGTGATGTAAATAAAGAAGGGTTTGTTAACTTACAACATTTAGAAGTTCTGCTGAAATCTTGCAAAGAGAAAAAGGTTTTAGTATCTATTATTTATGCCCAAAACGAAATAGGCACTGTACAAAGCCTTAAAGAAATCTCATATTTAGTTCATTCGTATAACGCCGTATTGCATACAGATTGTACACAGGCATTGCCTCATATCCAAATAGATGTAAAAGAGCTTGGTATAGATTTAATGACAGCTTCAGCTCATAAATTAGGTGCTTTAAAAGGGACAGGATTTCTTTATAAGTCAAAAAATGTTGAGTTGTCACCTTTAATATACGGTGAACAAGAAAATAAAAATCGAGGCGGTACAGAGAACACGGTTGGCATTGTTGCATTGGGAGAAGCTATTAAAGTTATAGATTATAATAAATTCATGGAATTATGTGAAAAGCAATTGTATTTTATGCGAAGACTTGTTGAGAAGTTTGATTGTACAATTAATGGTTCTGTGGTTAATAGATTACCAAACAACATCAATGTAACCTTTCCACAGAATATAACTGGAGAGTCATTGTTATACACTTTAGATTTGAGTGGCATTCAAATTTCAACAGGCTCAGCGTGTAATAGTAAATCAATTGCTCCATCTCATGTGCTTAGAGCAATAGGTTTAACAGACGAGGAAGCAATGAAAACGATTCGTATCACCATATCCGATGATATTACATATGAAGATATTGATTATGTGATAGGCGAAATCGACAAAGCGATTAAATTAATAGAAATATAAGGAGGCATTATGGCGTATCGTGTATATGACAATGAACAGAAAAAATGGATAAAAGATAATATTTATCTAAATCCAGAAGGCGAACTCTTTTTGATTAAGAAGTCAGTTTTTGGGGCGGTCAAAGTTCCACTTGCACTTTCTCAAGATAGGTATGTTTATCACAAAGCAATTGATTTGTGGGATAAAAATCAGAAGCAGGTTCATGAAGGAGACTACATTCTCGCTCAGGTGTCAGAAGATAAGTCTGTAATAGGATTAGTTGCATTCGCCGTAGAGCTTTCCGCTTGGGTAATTTTGTGTGTTAATAGCGACGAATTCTACACTTTGGGTTCTGAAACTACAGAATTTATTGAAGTTATTGGCAATGTGTTTGATGGTTACAAAGAGGAAAAGAAAGATGGTCAGCAAACACTATGAAACCGAAAGGCACAGACGAGAAAAGTTTATTGACGAGCATTTTGGCAACGGCTATATAGTTGATGAATTTATTGTTGATAAAGGTCATCCTAAAGGTGTAGAACGCCATTGTATAACAAACGAAGGCGTTATCATTGTATACAATTTTAATAGTGGAAAACTTGTTACGAAACTTTTGGCACGACCTCAGCAAATAAAAAGATATTATGAATCCTTCGAAAGAAAACCGCCTTTAGAATATGAAAATATTTTAAAGTTGGCAAGACAACATAATATTTTAGGATATAACAAGTTATAAAATAGCGATTTTAAGTGGAGAAGAGGTGAGTGTATGGAGAAGGTTCGTATATACCTTAGTGGAGGTATGGGCGCATTATCTTACGAAGAGCAGTCAAAGTGGAGGCAGCAGGTAATTGATGCCATTAAGTTTAATTATGATTGCGAGAAGAAACCTATATTTTTTAACCCAGTTAATTATTATAATTTTGAAGAAATTAGACATCGTTCAGAGCGTGAGGTCATGGAGTTTGATTTAAATGCTTTAAGAAATTCCGATTTGGTTATAGTAAATTTTAATGACCCAAAGAGCATAGGTACTGCCGCCGAATTGGCAATTGCTAAGGAGTTGCACATACCAATTATTGGAATCAACCTTGGTAATCAAGAGCTTCATCCGTGGCTTATCGAATTTACAACTCGAATGTGTGAAAGTATTAGAGAAGCTGTCGAGTATGCTGTGAACTTTTATTTGAATTAAAAAATTTTTAAAAAAATTTTAAAAATACTATTGACATTTAAATGTTATCGTAGTATAATATTAGTGTAACAATTTGTGTTACATATCATTTCTTAGTAACCAATAAGGTTATATATATTAATTTATTTATTAAGGAGAAAAATGTATGGAAAAAAAGACAATTAAACGAAGCGATTGGGTGTCGAATTTCACTCTCATTGGCAAGCCTGTTATCAACGACTATACATTCAAGATTGATGAAAAGTCTGATAAGTCAAATTGGGTTTACAATGCACTGAATCTTGGCGTTGATTGCGGAGAGAAGTATGGCACTGTATACGCAGAGCTTATGGGCGGCTATAGTGAAGAGAACGAAAACAAGATTTATGCACATGGCAAGAAAGAAGACGGGTCTGATGATTTTGAATCCCAGATTATTGTAGATTGGGATGATAGAGACAATGATGAGGTTCTTAAGGAAATCGGAGACCTTTCGTTTATCACTGTTGGGCTTGAAAAGACAGATAAGGGTAACACCTTTTATAAGAAGTTTCTTTCAGCCTATGATGCCATCGCATACATAAAGGAGCATCTTAGCGCAGATATAGTGGTTAATGTTAAGGGTAGTCTTAAGTATAGCACATATAATGATAATGTTCAGGTTCGCAAGAATATTACAAGTGTTGTACTTTCTAAGGTAGAGGACACAGCTAATTATAAGGCAACCTTTACTCAGTCCATTCTTATTGATAAGGAATCCGCAAGTCTTAAGAATATCGACAAGGACAAGGGCATTATGTATATTGATGCGAGGGTGCTTGACTATGTAAAGGAAGTTAATGGCATCGAAGTAAAGGGGCAGTATCCTTATAATAAGCAGTTTGAGTTTGCAATGGATTTCTCTAATGAAACTGCTTGTAAGAAGATTATGGAAAAGCTTTTCAAGGTTAAGAAGGGAATTACGCAGATTACTTTTGAAGGCGAGTTTATTGAAGGTGGCGCCGTCGTAACCGCAACTTGGGATGATATTCCTGACGATATAAAAGACCTTGTTGAGATGGGTGTTTATACAAAGGATGAGGCTCTTGCTAAGTGTACCGCCAACGGTAGTCGTGAAAGACGAATGGTACTTGTAAAGCCTCAGATAAAAATGGTAGAAAATGGCGATAACAAGGTTCCTGTTATCCAGAAGTTTGAGGAGAGATTTACTGAGGATGACCTTGTACTTGATTATCTCTACGATAATAAGAAGTCTAATACCAAGGATGACGAACCTCCGTTTGACACGGATGAAGAAGCGGACGCAGACGATAGCATGAGCTGGCTCAATAATCTTTAAGTTAATACATAACAATTAAATTTATATAAGAGAGGGATTATTAAATCCCTCTCAACAAAAGAAAATATGGGAGAAAATTATGATTTATTGTGAAACTTTTAATAAGGAGTACATTGAAGTTCGCCCTTTAGATGATATTACGACTTCGCAGTATGTAGAACTTGTTAAGTATGGTAGCGAACCAAAGTTTGCTGTAGGCGTATATGATGGCGAGAAGGATTGGGTTTGGGAATTTGATATGAATTGTCCGTCTGATTATGAACGAGTCAAGTTGACCGTTTACGATGCTATTTTTGTATGCGACACTATGTTTGAATTGTTAGATGCATTGAACGAAGTTTTTATAAATGAATATGAAGATATTTTGATTGAAGATGAGTGCGATTGTTGTAACGGCTGTGGCGGTTGTGAGTTTTTGCATTAATGTAAAAGATAGGAGAATGATAGAATGGCAAGAAAATTTGGTAAGAAGAATCAGGTAAAGGTTGACCCTTTTAATTATTCGCTTATGATGTTAGGCGAACCCAAAATCGGCAAAACCTCTTTGCTTTATCAAGTTGCCGAAAAGCTCGTAGGTGAAGACGGGTATATCTTTGCCGAGCTTTTCAGAGAGCGAGGAGCCGACGCAATTGAAGGCATTGTCGCAGAAAATCTTCCCACTTGGGATGATTGGATAGAGTTTGTTGATGATATCGTAGACAATAAGACTACGGATTACGCAGACCTTAGAGTTGTTTTTGTGGATACATACGACCAGTATATTTTAATGGCTATCGACGAGGCAATCCGACTTTGGAATAAAGATAATCCCGATAAGAGAGCTAAAACGCTCAATCAAAGCTGGGGTGGATTTGGCTCTGGACAGAAAGTAATAGATTTGATGTTTGAACAAATTGATAGACTTGAAAGTGTTGGCGTCAAAGTTTGGTGGATTGGTCATGTAAAGACCAAGGAAGTAAAGAATATTTATAACGATGAAACATATCAGGTTCTTACTTCTGACCAGCAGCAGAACTACTTTAATGCGTTAAAGAAGAATCTTCACTTCCTCTGCCTTGCATACTTTGATAGAGAGTTGCAGAAGGAAAAGACTGGCAAGAAAAATATCGTAACCAAGAAGGAAGAGATTAAGACTACTATCAAGGACGAAACAAGAAAGATTAAGTTTAGAGATGACTCTTTCGTGGTTGATTCTGGTTCAAGATTCTCTGATATTGTTCCCGAAATTAATCTTGATGCAGATGAATTTATCACGGCAATTACTGATGCAATTAAGGCTGAGATTAATAAGAATGGCACTTCGGTAGAAGACCGCAAGAAAGAAAACGACAAGGAAAATGCAGAGAATCTTAAGCGTATTGCAGAAGCGGAAAAGGCTGCTCGTATTGCAAAAGAACTCAATGAAATCAAGGCAGAGATTGTAGAGTTCTTCAATAATAATAAGACAAACCTTGATGTGATTAAGCCTGTACTTAAGATTTGTAAGAACGCTGGTTTTGGCAACCCTATGGAAATTGATGATATTTCTGTTGCCAAAGAAGTCCTTAAGGCTTGTAAGTAATAATTAAAGTTATACCATATTATACCCCTATGATATTCGTGTCTTAGGGGTATAGGGGTATATAAATATATAAAATGAGGTGAGAATATGGCGAAGAAAAAGATGAGTGAAAAAGATAAGCAAGACTGGGAGACGCTTTACTTCTATGTGAAGAATCTGTTGGGATACGATGAAAACCAAGCATTGTCAAGCACAATGGTTCTTAGACTAAAAGGTTTGTTGACCAATAAGTTTATAGAAAATAACGCCATAGAATCTACTGCTAATTATTCTTACGAAGTGATATTGAACACATTTAAATTTTGCTCTGTTGATATTCAGAAAGCATTAAGAACTTGCAACTTTAAAAATGAACAACATAAATTTCTTTATATAACAAAAATCGTAGAAAATAATATCAACAATGTATATATAAAGATGAAGAATCTTGAAAGAGCAAAAGAAGAAGCAAAAAATACAATTATAGAAACTTTTGAAAATGAAGCAGTAGAATTTAAACCAAAAGAAAAAAAGGTGGATAAGTTCTCAAATTTGTGGTAGCGAGGTGTATGTTATGGGTAAATTAAATGATTTAACTGGTAGAACTTTTGGAAAATTAACGGTAATTAAAAGAGTTGAAGATTATATTTCGCCCAAAGGACAACATCATACCCAATGGTTATGTGAGTGCAGTTGTGAAGAACATAATAGAATTATAGTTATAGGCAATAATTTAACAAAAAACAACACGCTTTCATGTGGTTGTTGGCAAAAAGAACAGGCAAGAGATTTTAACAAAGAATATAATACATATGATTTAACATCTCAGAATTACGGCATCGGATATACTCTGAAGGGTGAAGAATTCTATTTTGACTTAGAAGATTATGACAAGATAAAAAATTATTGTTGGCATATGACAAATAGAGGATACATTGCAACAAGAGATAAAAATAGAAAGGGTAGGCGTATTCATTTTCATAGACTGGTGATGGGGTTGACCAATGAAAAAATTGATGTTGACCATATACACGGAAATAAAACAAGAAATGATAATAGAAAAGAAAATTTAAGAATTGCAACACGAAGCCAAAATAATATGAATAGTGCTTTATCAAAAAATAATCTATCTGGAGTTACTGGCGTTTATTTTGATAAAAATGCAAACAAATGGAGTGCGAGTATAACGATTAATTATAAAACACTTCATTTGGGTTTGTTTGATACATTTACTGAAGCAGTGCAGGCAAGGAAAAGAGCCGAAGAAATATATTTTGGTGAATATAGCTATGATAATTCACAACAAATAGAGGGTGTATAAATGGCAGAAAAGAACACTAGTAAATTAAGCCCATTTGAACAAAAGCAAGCAGAAGCAGCGAAGCAAATCCTTGAATATAAATTAGGAGCAGAGGCTTCTATTGTTTCTATGATATATAAAAATCCAGATTTACTTAGAGAAACCAATTTGGAACTCAACGACATACACAATAATTGTTGGAGAGTTTACTTTGAAATTGCGAGAGACTTAATTGTCAATGAAAAAAAGGTGACACTTTCAGAAGTCGATATTGGTCTCTACTTAGAGAAGCATCCCAAGTTAGCAGACAAATACTATAACGAATATGGTGGTTATCAAACTATTGAAAATGCTGGTGCGTATATTAAAGAAGAAAACTTTGATAGCTATGTCAGAGACCTGAGAAAGTGGAATGTGGTAGCCAGACTAGTTAAATACGGATTCCCTTGTGATAAAGCGAGACTTAGTGAAATATGTGATATGTCGGCAGAGGATTTGTATGATGAGTATACGGTTTATCTCAATGACATCTTTGCAAACATTGATAACAATATTAAATCTTATAATGGTTTTGCCGATATGAAAAATCTAATTGATGAATTAGACGCTGGTAAGAATGTGGGGATTCCATTTGCTAACTGTGACATTCTTAATAGAGAGACTGGTGGTATGTTAGGCGGTAACATCATAGGGTTTGGAGCGGCTTCAGGTGTTGGTAAGTCAACCTTGAGCATCAATTACATCTTTCCGTCAATGATAAAATACAACTTAAAGGCATTATTTATTATCAATGAGGAAGACCAAAATAAGTTTAAAAAGGAAGCAATCGTTTGGTATTGTTCAAACATATTAAAACATCCAATTCCAAAGAGAGTTCTTAGAGACGGTAACTTTGATGCAGAAACCAAAGAAGTGTTGTACAAGGCTGCTGAGTGGTTTGAAAATCAAAAAGAAAATCATAATATTACTATTATCCCTCTCGAACAGTATACTGCAAGAACGGTTATTAAACTTATTAAGAAGTATACAAAAATGGGATGCGATGTTATATGTTTAGATACGCTTAAAGAAAGTTACGATTCTCGTGACAAAGAATCTTGGAAATCTCTTATGACCGATTGCGTTGATTTCTATGATTGTATTAAGCACACTAATACTTGTATGGTAATCACATATCAGCTCGTTAAAAATAAAAGCAAGTATCTTACAAATGCGGACATTGGTATTTCTAAAGGAATCTTAGATATTTTTAGTTTAAATATCTTCTTTAGAAGACCTTTGCAAACCGAATTTGAGGGCGGCAAGGATGAATTATATTGTTACAATCCTATTAAGAATAGTAATAGCCGACTTGAATTTAAATTGAATAAAGATAAACACTATATGATTGGCTTTATAAGCAAGAATAGACACGGTATGAGTGACATACAAATTGTTAGCGAAGCAGATTTTTCTATTAATCAGTACAAAGACCTTGGCTATTGTAATGTAGTTCAAGACTATTAATATAAACAACAAATAATATTATAAGGTAAACATTATGACAATTAGTGAACTGAAGGAATATATTTTTGAAAATAACAAAATAGAATATATACTCGAACAACTTGGTTGTCATGAGATTAGGCGTAACGACCAAAAGGAATACATTAGTGCCACTCAGCCAGACGGAGACAACCCAATGGGAGTTTGTATTCGTAACAATGAATACTTAAATTATCGCAGTTTTTCAAGAGGTATTGACTACGAAGACGGACAAGATTTAATTAGTCTTGTAGAAACTATTAAAAAGTTGTCATTCATTGAAAGTGTTAAATACATTCACAAAATTCTTGGTTTGCCTTTTGAGTTTAAAAAGCGAGAAGAAAAGCCGCAGAAGAAATATGACCCCTTAAGTGTCTTCAAAAAAGTTTTAAGGTGTAATAGAAGAGTTGTAAATGTAGAGGATATTAAGATTTTAGAAGATAAGTTGATAGATGACTATATTCCGATGCTCCATATTGACTGGCTAAAGCAAGGCGTTACTGAAAGAGCAAGAAAGAAATTTGGACTTTGTTATAGCTATAAACACAAAAGAGTGGTCATTCCACTAAGATACTGGCTTACAGGAGAGCTATTGGGGTTTAACCAAAGAACAACAATCGAGAATTACAAAGAGTTTGGTATTAAAAAATTCTTTGTAACCCCTACTTATCCAAAGGCATTAAATTTGTATGGATTGTATGAGAATTATGATTCAATTGCAAAGAAGAAAATTGTTGCTGTTTTTGAAAGTGAAAAAGCAACATTGCAGAGGTTTTCACTGGGAGATGACACTTGTGTTTCTTTGCAAGGAAAATCAATGAGTGAGGAGCAAGCGAGAATACTTATCGGATTAAACGCAGAAATTGTAATTGCTCTTGACAAGGATGTGGATATCAACGAGGTTCGTTTTATTTGCGAAAAGTTTTATCGTATAAGACCAGTTTCATATATTTACGATAAATGGGATTTGTTAGAAGCAAAAGATTCACCAACAGATAAAGGTAATAAAATATATCAATTCCTTTTTAAGCATCGTATTAAATATGATGAAAATGAGCATAAACTTTATCTAAAGTCGTTGGGAGAGAGGTGATTGTTGTGAAGAAAAAAGATAATATTGTCGGTGAAACAAGTGTTAACTTTCAAAAATGTTTAATGAAAATTATCATATATAATAATTGCAAAGATGTTGTAGTAGAATTTCAAGACGAATACTTGGCAAAAGTTCATACAACATACCAACATTTTAAAGATGGTGGTGTAAAAAATCCGTATTATCCATCAGTATATAATATAGGTATTACAGGTTCTAAGTATCCTGTAAAAATAAATAATAAAATTAGTAAAGAATATAATGCTTGGAGACATATGCTTGGAAGATGTTATGATGAAAAGTATAAAAGAAAAGAACCAACTTATCAAAATGTAGTGTGTTGTGATGAATGGTTGCTTTACGAGAATTTCTATGAGTGGCTACATAGCCAACCTAATTTCGACAAATGGCTAAACAATGACGGCTGGGCAATTGATAAGGATATACTGATTAAAGGGAATAAAACTTATAGACCCGAATTTTGTTGTTTAGTACCACAAAGGGTTAATAGTTTATTTGTCAAAAATGATGCTACACGAAGCAACCTTCCTATTGGAATTGATATTGCTGACGACAAATACATGGTAAGATGTGGCAATTATTTGAATAATTCAAGAGATTATTTCGGTCTATATGATGGCGCTGAATCGGCATTTCGATGTTATAAAATAAATAAAGAAAAAATTATTAAGCAAGCTGCTCAAGAAGAATATGACCAAGGTAATATAACTAAGGAATGTTACGAAGCAATGTTAAAGTACGAAGTAGAAATTACTGATTAATAATTAAATTTATATATCAAGAAAGTTTTAAAAAAGAAGGATAGAAAAATGAGTGAAAAGAAAAAGAATAAAACAGAAAAGGTCTTAGAGCATTTACATACATATGGCTGTATTACGAGTTTAGAAGCGATTGATTTATACAAGGCTACTCGATTGAGCGATATTATTTTTAGACTTAGAAACAGAGGCGTGAAGATACAGACCATAGATATTCCATTTGTTGATTCAAATGGAACTAAGTCTATATATGGTAAATATGTACTGTGTGAGGATTAAGTATGAAATTATATTTCGAAAATTCAAGAGGCGAAAGAAGAATTATTGCTGCACCATCGACAGAAGAGGTAGCAGTTGAAATAATCCACGCCTTTTGTGAAGAAAGAAATTTTAAAATTTATTATACAAGAACTTGGAGAGATAAAGAAGGTCTTAAGGTGTTCGATGTGGGAAGTCACACAGAATTCTTTTATCTCGATGATAAAAACGAAATTTAAAATGGTGATTTTAAAGGGTGAAATAAATGAGCAAGGTTAAACAGGAAGTCATATGGTATAGAAACTATGAAAGTATGGCTGTCATACTACAAGATATGCGAGAGCGTATCGAAGATGGTTGGAGAGTTCATACATGTTTAAATAAGTCTAGCGATATATTGGTTGTGTATGAAGTAAATATATAAAATTACGATTTTAAGAGAGGTATAAATATGGATACTGAAGTAATGATTAGAGAATTAAGAAGATTATATGAAAAACACAAGAATGATAGAGTTGATACTTGTGCAACAAATTGGTCTTTATTGTGTTTTGATGTGGCAAATAGATTAGAAGAACTGCTTGAATACAAGCATATGTACGAAGATTTGTGTAAGTAAAATTGCAGTTTTAAGAGGTGATTAGATGGCAAGATTAACAAGTGAACAGTTGCAAGCCCTTATGAAAAAAGAGGGCGTTGATAAGTTGTGGAGTTGGAGTAAAATTAATTGCTTTCATACCAGTCCTTATGAGTATTATCTTAAATACATTAAGAAGGCAAAAGAAGATAGAGCGAATTCAATTTATGTAACTACAGGTGGTATAGCACACGATATATTAGAAAAGCTTTATACCGACCAAATCACATATGGTCAAATGGTTGAAC